TTATCTTGGTCATTAGGGCTGATGGTAATAGTATTGTTAGCACCTAAAGCACCTGTAAAATTTATAACTTTAAACTGACCGTCTGATAAAGAACCATCAGAAGTAGTTAAAGTGTGAGTAGTTCCAGATAGTGCAACAGAACCAACCCCAGACAAAACCCTGTCAATAATATCAAAATTAGTATTAAGTGTGCCACCCCAAGCACCTTCCTGATCACCCGCAGCTGGTTTTTCAAGCCCATTATTTACAGTAAAACTACTGCTCATTTATTTTGCCTCCAAAGCTGCTACTTTCGTTTCTAGCACTTCAATTTTTGCTATAGCTTCTTGCAAAGCTGCCGTAAGCACAGGCACAAGTTTTGCCTGATCTAAAGCCTGTGGATCTATATTACCATTACTATCAACCGCATCTTTTTCACCTATTACTGCTTCGGGAACAACACTAGCTACTTCATGTGCTACAAACCCATCTACAGTTTTGCTTTTGTTGTCTTTGAAATTAAATCTATAGGTTTTAAAATTTTTAACTCTATCAATAGCTCCAGTTAAATTAACAAGATTTTCTTTAATTCTATAGTCTGAACTAGTGGTGTAAGCAGTCGAAGAACCACTACATGATATACTCCCCGCACTTGTACTGCCACCACTCGTTCTAAAAGCAAGCATCGTAACTGATGAAGGAGAAGAAATAGATGAATTTAAGATCATGCCGTTACTAGCAAAATCTATAAAAACTATGGCTGAAGAAGCCTCTGTATTACCTTGCGCCCCAAAACATGCTGTTGCAGAATTTATACACTTCCATAATCTATTAACACCAGCACCTAAAACATGATTTTTATTTGCATCTGTTCTAACTCCATTTACCCCAAAATCAAAAGATATGTTTGATTCTGGGAAAACTGCGTTTTCTGTGCCTTCTCCAGAAACAGTTATAACATCAGTGGTAGTGCCACCATTTGTTGAAGCAAAAGATATTTTACCATCTTCGGAACCATCAGCTACAGTGGTAATTTGAGATCTTATTCTGCCCATAATAACTTGTTCGTTATTATTGTTTTCTTGTTTAAATTCAATCGCTCCGCCAAAATCATCGTCTACGGGACTAGCTGTTGTTCTGTCTAATACTAATGTGGGACCTTGACCTGCGCTCTCATCGTTTGAAACAAGTTTAGTAGTAGTCCCTGCAATGCTTAATCCATCAAAAATAGTACCACCTACCATAGTACTAATATTAATTTGTCCTGCTTCTGATCCATCAGTGATAGTGGTTATTTGTGAATTAATTCTACCTAAAACAACCTGTTCATTATTATTATTTTCTTGATGAAATTCAATTTGACCGCCTATATCATTTGCCGCAACGGTTCCTGATCCTCTATCTCTATTTAAAATAAACTTTGGAGCAGCGTTTGCGTTATCTGCGCTAGAAACTAAACTAGTAGTAGTCCCTGCTATGTTCATACCATCTACTACAGCGCCAGCTACCATGCTTCCTAGATTAATTTGTCCGGCTTCTGAACCATCAGTAATAGTAGTTATTTGCGAATTAACTCTACCTATAATAACCTGCTCGTTATTATTATTTTCCATTTTAAATTCAAGTTGTCCACCTATGTCATTTGCTGCAGGACTATCACTTGTTCTATTAAGAATTACTTTAGGAGCAGCATTTTCATCAGCTGCGTTTGAATCTACTTGTAGTGTGGTAGCATTTGTACCACTAGCTAGTGTTACACCTGTATCAGCTACATGAGTTAAAGTTACGTCAGCATCAGCACCAAAATTAATTATCCCGCCATCGCTATTTAATGAAAGATCATCATTTATAAATAAATCAGGAATAGCTAAGTCTTGTAAAGCATCAATTACAGCAGCGCCTGAACCTGCGCCATCTGAATAAACTACTTTGGTTTGTCCATTACCTATGGTTATATCTGCTCCAGAGCCTTGCGATATAATTATATTTTGTGAACCACTAGTAGCATTTTCTATAAACCAAAGTTTACTAACCGTATTAGGTCCAATAGTAATTGTGCATGCTGAATCTAACGTACCTGTATATTTTAAAAATATAGACCTACCGGGGTCAGTAGAACCATCAGCTATTGTAGTAGTATGTGTATCAGCATTAGTTGTTATGGCTTCAGTGCCAAAACTAAATGCTTCTGCTATTAATTCTAAATTAGTATTAGTGGTAGCCCCCCATGTGGTTGACTGCTCACCATCTCCTATTTCTTCAAGTCTTAAATCATTTACAAACGTACTTGCCATTGTATTATCCTATGCTGCTATTTCTTGCCAATTAGAGTTTTCATTTAGTGTAACATCCGTATAAAGAACAGGTGTATTTATTTGGTTGCCCATACCGCTATGCACTGTACAAAAATAATGTAATGTTGGCGTACTCGAAGCAACCACTATTTGTAAATAAGAACCTGATTGTCCTTGAGTACCAACTATCGTGACGTTATCTGAATAAATAGATCCTCCTGCATGTGTTCCATCAGAAGTGGTAGATAATCTAAGAGGGTGTAATGCTGTTGTGCTATTAGACGTATCAAATCTATAAGTATTTCCTTCTATTAATGTAAGCACTGGACGCTCTACACCATCTATATAAAAAGCGTTACCACCTCCAGTTTTTGGATATACTGTAACTGTAAAAGTAATAACAGGATTAGTATTAACATTACTATAAGTAATCGTTTGTGAATCGTTTACATTACTCCATGTTATTGTTTGTGAGTCATTTACTGCAGAGTATGTTATTGATTGTGAATCATCTACTAATCCCCAGATTAAGACACCTTGTATTTCTCCTGTAGCTGCAACACCCGTAGCTGATATAGTAGCGCCAAACTTAACATTTACATTACCTATACTGCTTGTAGCTGCAACACCTGTAGCACTTATGGTTGAACCTATTCCGATCGTAACAGAACCAACACTACCTGTAGCAGATACTCCTGTAGCACTTATGATTGAATCTATCCCGATCGTAACAGAGCCAATACTACCTGTAGCAGATACTCCTGTAGCAGATACTGTGATACCAGAGCCTTCTGTTACTGTAACGGAACCTATAGCTCCAGTAGCAGATACTCCTGTAACACTAACCGAAACACTTGTGCCTGCTGTAACTGTGACAGAACCTACAGCAGAAGTAGCGGCTACCCCTGTTACTGCAACTTCTCCCGCACTAGATACCGCAACAGAATTGACTGACCCTGTTCCACTTACACCTGTAACACTAACAGATGTGTCGGTTTGTCCGTAAGGACCACTATTCCAACCACCTCTTCCGTAACCTGTTAAAACACTCACTGTATTTAAGCTATCCGTATAATCGCATTACTTGCGTCAGCTGCAGGGAAAGAAATCGTAAAATCTCCTGAACTAGATGCTTTATCACCACCAAAATTTAAAACTAATACCGAAGTATCTCCAGAAGTATCTTCGTTAAATATCAAAGCCCCTCTGGCTGTAATAGTGCTACTAGAAAAAGTAGTATCAGCAAAATCAGTAATTGCTGTAGTGCCATCTAAACTGGGGTTAACTCTGGTCAAAGTGTTACCTTTGGCTGAATAACCCGTGCCACTAACTTCATTACTTGTAGTGTATGCTGTAGTGCTTGCACCTAAACTAGCGTCTGAAGTATATAAAGCTAATTTAAACGTGCTACCACCACTGTTTAGAAAATTATGTTTAGCTTCTAATAGTTCTTTTTTAAAAGAACTACACATTGCTTGTGAAATCGCCATATTAAATATCCTTTATGTTTTTAGCTATATCAGCATGTCCTTGTTGTTCTAAAATTACTTTTATTGTTGACCGTTCACTTTGTCTTACCTTATGAAAATAATCTATTAATAGAGCTTTTATATGCTCTCTATATGCAATTGCTTGTTCCCGTAAAGGCAGAGGTGTATCTGCAGATATAGCTACAATTCTTTGTACTGCTAATTCTGCCCATTCTTCTGCATCCATACCTCTATTTTTTGTAGTGACTACAGTTGGAGTGCCTATGTTTGCTTCTACATTTATATTAAACAACTGCTCTTCTTCCTTGTCCTGCTCTATAAGTATCGTTACGGTTTCTGTATTCTGCTAATTGTTTTAGCATTAGTAACGCTTCATCATACCTTTTTTGATATGCCGCCATTACATCAGGCTCACCTTTTTCAAAAGTATAAGCCTCTAAAATACTACCGTATAATAATACTGAATCAAAATTATCTCCTAACCAACTTGTGCCACTAGATGCAACTGTAATTGATTCAGGATAATAATAGTAATGTAGTTCTACTGTATAATTAACATCAGGTGTTGGTCCTAATATTAAAGTGGTGTCATCAAACAAACCATAATATTTAGGTAATGCTTTATTTGAAGCTGCTAATGGGTAGGCTTCTCGTATAAAGTTAACATCCTTATTGATTACATAATTATAATTACTACTACCATCTAACACAGCAAGAGAAAATGTATCTAGCCAATCGTCTGGTAAAGTTAAATACTGATTATCTGCTGTTAAAGACCCAGTTACATTCTTACGTAAATTTGCTATTTGAACTGTATTAAATATTCGCTGTTCTGCTTGTGTAATAAACACATTAATGTCAGTCGTAGTAAACTCATTCTCTACGTATGATTGTATAGCTGTTTTTAAACTTGCATAATTCATAATTATTAATCTGAATTTTTACTAAATCCAGTTCCCTTAGTTGCTGCTCCAGTACCACGAGTTTTTTGTGTTTGCGTGTTAGGCATATTATTAGGGTATCCGTACATGTTAGGGACCGGAACAGGTTTTGGTTGTTCTGATTCTGTTTTTACATTTGGTTCTTTCATATTAAACTCCTATGATGTTGTAACTGTAACTGAACCTATTTGCCCAGTTGCTTTTAAATCGTTTGGTGTTAGCCCATCGTTATCGTTAAACCCTACTGGTGAAAACCCCCATTGAAAAACTCTACTGCCAACATTAGTTGCAGAACTTTCAAAAGAATTATCTGGTCGTGGATTTCTTACAGCTTGAGGATCATCTACAGGATAGATACCTATAAAGTTTTGTGGATGATCTGGTTCATAGCAAGTAGGGCATACTAAGATATTTGTTTTTTTAGCACGAATAAATATCTCTTTTAGCTGTCTTAATTTGTATCTAAACCCACATCTATCACACTCTGCAATAGTATATTTAGCTGATGCAAATTTTTGAGCCATGCTAACTCACATAATATATCTGCGGTGTTATTAATAATGATGCTTTATCACGATCTTCATCTGAAGCAAGTAACCAAGCCTCATCATACATTTGTTTTAAGACAGGTACACGTTGCTCAGAACCCGGTATCTTCATAGATAAATAATAAGCTAAACCTGCAACCATACAGGGTAGAAATCTAAATGGTATATCCATCGTGTTAAATCCCTCTCCAGCATCTAAAATTCTACGTAATCTATAATATACAAGTGTATATGTAGTAGAACTATCAGGAACCGGGAAGAAAGTAACAGTAGGGTTTTGAACACCGCTTGATTCAGTAGCCCCACTTTTACGATCTATATATACCTGAGTTGGTCTACCTGTTGAATTTTTGTTGGGTATAGCAGCATAACTAGAAACAGATATCCTAGTTAGAACGAGGTCAGACTGTGTTGTACCTGACCCTGTTCTAATAAAATGCTCTATAAGGTCCACT